CGTGTTCAACATCCTGTGCGGCAATACCGATGACCATGCTCGCAATCATGCTGCGTTCTGGAACGGCAGCGCACTGTCGCTGACACCGGCCTACGATATCTGTCCGCAGGGCCGCACCGGCCGAGAAGCCAGCCAAGCCATGTTGATTGATGGCGACCGGCGCTTCAGCCAGATCGCGGTGTGCCTGGATGCCGCGCCGAGCTTCCTTTTGTCTCGCGACGAAGCGATCGCGATCGCTGCGGCGCAGATCTCGACCATCAAGGAGCAATGGCAGGCGGTGTGCGACGAGGCCACATTGAGCGTCGTCGACAGAGAATTGTTCTGGCGACGACAATTCCTGAATCCCTTCGCTTTCGATGGCGTGCCAGAAACTCTGAGCAACCTTGTTCGCTAAGCATTGCTAGAGCGTGACGTCCCCTTCGATCTCGGCGTCGAGGTCGACTTCCATGCCTTGCGTCAGCATCGCCGACCGATCCAATAAAGCAGCGCGCACGGGGACGATGGATTGCTCGGGACGTTGGGCAAAGTCATCATCAAGGCGTGTGAGAACCCGCTCCTCGAACGAGAGGGGTTCGGCGGGCGTCCTGTCTCGGATTTGCTGAAGCGCCTCGGCGTCCTTGTTGGTCAGGCCGATGCGGCGGCTCTGTTCAGCCAGCATACTGCCAAGGCACAGACGCGCGTCAGGGCGTGAACGTCGCTTCTGTGTCATGCCGCCAAGTTCTCCTCAGCTATCAGACCTGGGTTGCTCATCTTCTTTAAGAACCGAGCTAAAGTAGCCTTCCTGGCGCCGCGGTCGAGCGCATAGGACGTCTGCTTAAATTCCACGCTGTCTAGAAGACCTTCAATATAACCAGAGATCGTATCGGCCGCCATGATCAACGCCGCGTCCAGCGTATGAATATACTTGCTCGTGACGGTGCCCCGGGAGTGCCCGATCAACGCTGCGATCGTGGTCTCCGTAAAGCCCAGGTCATTAGCCAGGCTCGCAAAACTATGACGAAGGACATGCGGCGTGACATCTGCCAAGGGCGTATTCTGGAAAATCTTCTCCCAATGATTGGGAAAGCTGCCGAACGGGTTGTCCTCCTCGCCGCCCGGAAAGACGTAGGTCTTCGAAACTTTCGATCTACGCTCCTCAAGGTATTCCATCACGGACAAACCAATCGGCCGGACGGATGCTCCCTCCTTGCTGTCGGCGAGGCGCAAACAGCTTGATTCAACGTCAACGTCTTCCCAGCGAAGCGCCACTATCTCAGATCGGCGGCATCCAGTGAGTGCGAGTTGCCGAATGATATCTACGGTCATCCGGTACTTGTCGTTCTTGCTAGCCGCCTCCAGGATAGAGCCGAGCGTTCGGTAATCGGCATCGCTGAGGCGTCGGGTTCGCACATTATCTTTTGGTCGTCGAACTCCGTGCGCGGGGTTGGCCTCTATGATTCCTGCCTCGACGGCATAAGTCAGTATCCCGCTGAGGAGTCCCACCGTGCGCGACGCTGCTCCCGTGCCGCCTCGTACGATGGTTTTGCCGCGCAGCTTTCCCGTCTTGAAGCTGCAATTGGTTTTGCCAGCGATCACATCTTTCAAGACCTTATTGATATCCGCTTTGGTGAGGTCCTTCACCCGTCGCGTCCCAACAAGCGGCACGATGTGGCGGTGGATTCGACCAATGTCGGTGAGGACGGTTGTCGGCTTCTTTGGCCGTCCGCCTTTGCCCATGATCAAGCCGGCGTGCAGATCCTCAAGATAGCGCTCGCATAGCTCCTTGACCGTGATGGCCTTGTGATTGAGTTGCCGCTGTTCCGAGGGATCTTCGCCTCCCGCTATCTTCCCGAGGAGAACCCTTGCCTCCTGCCGCGCAAGCTCGGGTGTCCAGAATCCATGTAGTCCGATAGTGAATCGGCGAGAGCGGCCAGCGAACCTGTGGTGAATGACGTAGCTGCGCTTGCCAGAGGTATAGACCCGAAGGCCCAGGCCAGGCAGTTCGTTGTCCCAGATGAAGTAGTCCTTCTCCCGCGCTTTGGCGGATTCCGCGGTGCGTTTTGTAAGCTTTGGCATGTGTGTTGTGACCGGCCTTTTCCTTTGCGAACGCGCCAAGGAAGCGCCGGAACAAGGAACGCCGAAGAGCAACTCGCTAGTCTGGTCTCCCCCGTGGGATTCGCGGCTTAATTTCAGCGCCTTACACGGGATAGCACGACTGTGATAACCTATGTCGCTGACTACATCCCTCCGAAGCCGAAGGTCACAGGTTCGACTCCTGTCGGGTGCACCCATCAGGATTCGAACCTGAGGCCTCTACCTTCGGAGGGCTTGGCACATGGGTTTTCTGCTGCTTCCTGTTGATCGCCAGAGCTTGCCCGTGTGCGATAATGCAGGCTATTAAGGGGTTCTGGGAAGGCAACGGTTACACCGGAATATTCCCGGAATTACCCGCTGCTGCTTCCTATGTGCTTCCTGTAAACCTGCCGAGCCACTCCGATGCCGAAACTCACGAAGAGCCATGTCGATCGGCTCCCGGTCGAGGCGCGCGACTATTTCGCGTGGGATGGCGAGCTACCGGGCTTCGGCGTGCGCGTCTGGCCGACCGGGCGCAAGGTCTACATGGCGCAGTACCGCGCCGGTGGCCGTACCCGCCGGGTGAAGATCGGAACGCACGGGGCGGTCACCGCAGAGCAGGCACGCACCCAGGCAAAGATCGTGCTCGGTGACGTGGCACGCGGAGAGGACCCAGCGGAAGACAAGGCGACCCGCCGGAAGTCCCTCACCGTGCGCGATCTCTGCGACAATTACCTGAAGGCGGCCGAGGGCGGCCTGATCATGGGCAAACGCCAGTTGCCGAAAAAGGAAACGACGCTAGTTTCCGATCGCGGTCGGATCGAGAGACACATCAAGCCGCTTCTCGGCAATAAGCTGGTCCGCGATCTGGTGCAGGCCGACGTCAACCGCTTCATTCGGGACGTGACGCTCGGCAAAACCGCCACCGTCGTGAAGACCAACAAAAAACGCGGCAAGGCGGTGGTCGAGGGCGGCGCCGGCACGGCCGCACGCACGGCTGGCTTGCTGGGCGGCATTCTGAGCTTTGCGGTCAGCGAAGGGGTAATTCCTTTCAATCCGGCGCGCGGTGCGAAGCGTCAGGCTGATCGATCACGCAAGCGCCGACTGACTGCTGACGAATACAAGGCGCTGGGCAAGGCGCTACGATCGGCCGATGCCGATGCCGACGCCCCGCAAGGTCTGACGGGAATATGGTTGCTGGCGCTGACCGGTTGTCGCGTCGGCGAGATCGAGGCACTGAAGTGGACCGAGGTTGACGCAGCCGGCGGGTGTTTCAGATTGGAAGATACCAAGGAAGGCGCGTCCGTGCGGCCGGTTGGCAAGCCTGCTTTCGATATCATTGCAGATATCGATCGACGCAAGGGATCAAGTTTCGTGCTGCCTGCAGCTCGGAGCGATGACGGGCCTTACGGCGGGATGCCGCGCGCGATGGATAGGATCATGAAGCGAGCCGGCCTTGATGACGTGACGGCGCACACGTTTCGGCATTCCTATGCGTCAGTGGCAGGCGATCTTGGGTATAGCGATTCCACGATTGAAACTCTGCTAGGCCACGCTGCCGGGACCGTGACTAGCAAGTACATTCACCGGCTCGATGCCGTGCTGATCGCCGCGGCCGATAATGTGGCTAAAACCATTTACAGTTATATGGTCAAGTCTGACACGAAGTGACAGACGATCTCGCCATTATGTTCCGTGAGGGTAGCAGTCCATTGAATGGTCGAGATACAAGATATGAAACACTCGCCCGTTTCGGAAACCGACCATCGGATGCAGGCCGTTGTAGCGAAGAGCTAAAATCCGGACATCTTGGGTGACGACAGCAGGCAACGCAGGCTTTATGTCACTCTGCGAGATCGTCTCTGAGCCTAGTCCATGTCGGCCAGCATTACGGATATCCATCCATGTCATCTGCGTCAGCTTAAATAGCCGGCTCGCAAGTGCTGAACGATGATCATTGTTGCAGCAGTCAACGCTATAACCGTTCCCGGCTTTCATGTACTCAAATGAAAATATCGGCGGCAGCCGATCGGGGTCGGGCGTTGTAACTTCGGGTTGGCTTTTCCCGAAAGGGGATTTCTTAGCCTTGGCGCCTGGAAATTTGCTCATACTTTTGCGCGTAATCTGCCGCTACTTGATCTGCAAAAAACTCAATCAATGCGTTGTGGGTGATTTCATTATTCATGCCACGCTCGTAGGCATCCTTCCACGGCGTTTCCAGATGCGTCATCTCCCGAAGGCGCCAAGCCGAATACTGACCATAATAGTCGTAGACATCGTCCAAGATCATGCGGTCAGCGGCATCGAATGCGTCAAGGTCAAAATCAGTCGGAGCCGGGATGCCATTTGCCGCATGGTCTTTGTACAGCTGGTACAAAAACGGCACGACGGGGCCATGAGCCCATGCTTCGATACGATTATCGAAAAGCGGAGCCTTACGAGCAGCCAAAGCCAGACCCTGCGCGTAGTAACACAGCTTCTGAAGTTTCAAATTTGAGATCTGATCGCCGACTTCCTCATTGGTCTTAGCAAGAAAATACCGAGCGATCTGGTTGGCATCATAAGTTTTTGGCACTTTTGGCTCCCTTACGGCAGCATAGCACAGTCCGATTCGCTGGTCACGGACTCAAAATCTTATAACTGTCAACACGTTCCCAGTTCTTAATGCCTGCGCCGGTCAAAAGTCGCCCTCGGTGATTCGACCAGTATCCTGGGATCTATAACGTTCGAGAGCTTCCCGATCCTGGCCCCGAACCCCTAGCGTAATCCCGTTGTAGCCCCCGTCTGAAATGGCATTGCGTACTTCATCAGTCGTAAAGCCTAGATCGCGGGCGATTGACGCAAACATATACTGTTGAATCTCTCTCGGATTGTCGGCCATCAAGCGATTGACGTGATCTGCGATACGTCGGGCCTTCGCGTTGAACTCTGCAGTCTTCCTGCGAATACTTTCCTTGCCTCCACGATAATACTTTAGTTTAGGGCTCAGTGGGATTGCGGCCATAGGTTCGGAGTCTTCCTCATAAAAGCGCAGCCGAAGATGATCGCTGCATTCGATAGGCACTAAGTGCAAGCCTTGACCGTTAGTTGAAAATCCGAATAACATTACTTGCTTACGCGTATGAGCACATGTTTGTGCTTGGTCTAGCGCTTCGCTGGACCTCATCGTATTGTCGAGTTTTGGTGCCCCGGAAGATAGCAACTTGCTATCGCCCTTCGGGACGCTCCGCTCGATATCAAGTCACTATCATCCGGGGCTTCAAGGGTAAGCAAGTGTTGCCTTTCGCAGAGGACCTGGACGCGGACAGAATCCACGTCCAGGCTCCTAACGATGTTGTGTTCTTATGTGGGGGGCAAGTATCTCCCATTTCTGATCCAATTCCGCTGTCATTGCGCGACGCATTTCTTAAGATTCTTAGCAATCCGATCTTGAACGGTCGCGAGCTTATCCAAGCAGAGGACATAACCTCTGACTTGGGCTTCTTTCGTAAGTACAGCAATCTTTTAGATTTTGAGACTGATCTGGCTGAGATCGTCGAGCTCATCATTCTCTTTTGTGAGAGCGAGGGTAGTTTAGCTGAATTGGGCGCATTCGCCAAAATACACGAAATCGCGCTCCGTCTTTTCGTCATCGTGAGAGAAAAGCACTGGAACGAGAACTCGTTCATCAAGCTCGGGCCACTCAAATACATCGAAGAAAAGTACGGCAGAGATTATATTTACGTCGTCGACGAATCTGCCATTGGCATGAATGGTAAGTCGGTCGCTTCAGTCAAAATCGAGGTTTTGAAGGATCTACTATTAGACCCGCTCACGACGCGTTTGGCAAAACCCAGAGAACCTTCGACTTTTGACGAAGAGCGCTCGGGCCACAAGATAAAGCTCGTCGTCGGCCTCGTTCAGGAATATGGGGCTCTTAAGTTAGACGAACTTATGAGCTTGCTGCGCACGTTAAACGTAATGTCGGTGACGGATGATGCTCTTGCTCGTTATATACTCTGTGCAGAGGCTGTCGGTTGGCTGCGGACAGTTTCAAAGGGGTCTGGCGACTACATCGTAGCTACGACCACGAAGGTTGATGCGGCAACGATTTACATGAAATCGACGGCTCGTGAGAAGAATAAGGCCCGTCGCCGGTTGTTGATCCGCGATCACTGGAAGAACACCGACTCGCAGCGTTTCAGTGCTATCTCGCACGTCGTCGGCGGAGCGCTGTCATGAGTGGCCTGCTCCCGATATTGGTTGCGCAAACTGGATTAGCCGAGGCGGACGTCCTCCGCATCGTTGTAAACGCGCCTCGCCGATACAAAACCTATCCGATTTCTAAAAGAAACGGCGACGGAGTCCGGATGATTTCTCAGCCCGCAGTAGAGCTGAAGGCTCTTCAGCGGGTTCTCGTAGACGAAGTGATATCAAAGTTGCCTGTGCACTCAAGCGCTATGGCATATCGGCCTGGCATATCAATTCGAGCGAACGCGGCTAGACATGCTCATAGTGGCGCAATCTTTAAGTACGACTTCAAAGACTTTTTCCCGTCAATCACCGGCGCTGATTGGCGCGCGTACTGTGAGAAAAATAACGTTCTCACCGATAATTTTGACTTGTGGCTAAGCACGAATGTTTTGTTTCAACAGAAGGTAAAAGGCGGGCGTCTGACATTGGCGATCGGTGCGCCATCTTCGCCAAGTTTGTCGAACGCGCTGATGTTTGAGTTTGATAGTAGGATCGCCACGGAAGTCGAAAACGATTATGTGACCTACACCAGGTACGCCGATGATCTGACGTTCTCCGCGGAGCGCACAGGGTACTTAAATCGAGTCGATCGCGTGCTCCGCAGAACGGTCCGCGAAATGGCTCATCCTTCCTTGGAGATCAACGATAAGAAAACTGTGCGGGCGACCAAGAAATACAAACGTTATGTAACAGGATTGGTGTTGACGAACGACGGCAAGGTTTCCATAGGGCAAAATCGCAAACGCTCACTTAGAGCTGAATTGCATCACTACGTGACCGGTCGCTTGTCGCCATATGAACAAGCTCGCCTTGCTGGAAAGTTAGCGTTTGTATTTGATGTTGAGCCTGAGCTTTTTTATCGTATCCAGGCAAAATATGGCGCTGAGACCATTTCGCAGTTGCGGGCCGTTCGGGCATCTCGACCTCAGGTCGTCGACCCTGATTTCGACACTGAGTTCTAAGCCCGCCACCGCCGCGGGCGGGGCGGCACGACGGACGCGCGCCGAAGCACCCCGAGAGGGGTGGACTTTTTAACCAAATCAGATGAGCATGTCCGTTGGCTGTAGCAGGCCGGACCAGTGACTACCCGCAATCCATCTAAAGGATCTGTGCTCTCGATTGGCGTCGAGGACCGCGGGCATGAGTTTTACGACTGTGTCGTGAAACTCGACGGACGCGCTTGGCGGCGCGGCTCCGAACGGCCGAATTATGGCCGGGGCGTGCCGTTCTGTCCAGAGCCCTTCGGGGCTTAAAAGCGGTACACCTGTCTCACTGGCAGGCTGCTACTCCCCGGCTGCTCGGACCGTCTCCGGGTGAATTGGCTGTAGCAGGCCGAAACCAGTGAGCGAAACCCATGAACCAAGCTTCCCGTGAGGCCATAGACGCGATCAGTGCGTCTCCGGCCATTCGATTGCGGTACGTCATCCTCGCCAGCAAAGGCACTGATAGCCCGCCGCAGCCGGTCTTGCCGCCGCCGGTGGCCATTCCCCGCGCCAATCAGTTCTATGACGCCACAGCGCGCGCCGAGGAAGACAGGCACCCGCTCCGGCACCTCATGCGGCTCCGAGATGAGGCCGCTGCCGAGATCGAGCGACTGCTGGCCTTCCTCGACGCCACTGATGGCGACGTAGACCTTGAGGGCAGTTGTGAGGATGAAGGGGCGGCCTGCGAAGATGAAGGCGCTCAATGTGACGACGAGGGCTATGAGGAAAGCGGCGTAGCCGACCACGACGGCTACATGGAACAGCATCCCCAGCTGTTCGCTCACTGTGACGTGCGGGTGCTGGCATGACCGAGCCCAAAGAGCGAGGGCTACTAAGCCATCAAGAGATCGACAACCTTGCTGAGGCCATCCGCGCCGCTCGGATGATCGCCGAGGTGGTCAGCCGGACGGTGTGTGAGGGCCTGCGTCGACAAGATGATGGCCGTTGGGAGCTCACGGCGGCGGATGGGGATTTGCTGGATTTCTTCACCGGCGAAGCAGTGGCCGCCTTAAACGACATCAAGGCTCAATTCGAAGCCGCGGTGGGTAGCGCTGCGGCTTAAGTGGATGGCCCGGTGGCTAGGTAGCCTCCCCGGGCCATCCATTCCAAGAAAAGAGCGGAAAAACTCTTTTCCCAGACCTCAAGGCAAAGACTTGACCTTTTTGCCTAGAGGTCTAGGCTTACGGGTATTCGCATCGGAAATTCAAATGGCGACTGCAAACGATCTCTACCGGACTCTCGCCGAAGCAACGGGCAAGTCCGTCTCAGCCGTCGAGGCCTATGGACTGGGGTTGCGGAAAATTGGTCGATGGCCCCCGACGAAGCCGGGGCGTGGAGCCTCGCCTGTCACGGTGATGGATACCGCGAAGCTTCTATACGTCATGCTGTCAGCGGGGCCGAATGACATCGGTGACTTCTTCATGCAGTACGCCAATACATGCCCGCTTGAGAAACAGGAAAATGCGATCCTTTCGCGTGTTCTGCGGTCCGAGCTCGCCCTGAAAGACGACGCCAAATTTCTCGACTATTGCGCGGCGTTCGTTGGGAAGTATAGCGACGAGACAATCAAAGACGTCGTGTTTTGGAGCGAATCTCCCGAAGGCATGATGGAAGAAAGTGCCTATTTGGGGCCGAACATCGAGATGCGGGTGCAGGGGCCATTTCCCATTGGTTCTTTCAAGTTCATCCTCTCGCACAAGATGCTCGATCGCATTGCAGATGCGGGTGGTGACCCAAAGCAGCATATGGGGATGATAGTTCTTCCCTTCCTTCCTGAGTTTTTTCGGCTTGCTGCAGATTCTCGGAAACGAGCGGACAACGCCGAAAGCAAGCGGTTGCGTGCCGAGCATTTGCGAAGCGCTGATGCCTTTAGCGCCGCCATCCAGGCACTGCGAGATTCCACGGCTAAAGGAATTGGCTTTGAACGATACCTGGGTGGTCGCGAGTTCGATGCCGTCGGACGCGTTCTACGTGGTGATGTGCTGAGTACAGACTAAGCAACTCGCGCCAAGCGAGCTTCTAGGAGACTGAGAAATGAATGAAGCTGAAAAACCCTCTTCGGAGGGAACGCCCCCGGCTTGCCTGCCGGCGCACCTCGACAAACCTAGACTCAGACGAGAGCACGCATCGGAGTATCTTGATGTGGTGTTCGGCATCACCATAGCGCCCGCCACATTAGCGAAATACGTAACCATTGGCGGCGGCCCTGAGTTTCAGAAGGTGAATCGCACGCCTCTCTATCCTCGTCAGTCATTGGATGCATGGGCAAAGAAGAAGCTTGGGCCGTTGATCTGCAGCAGTTCGCAAGCGGGCTGAACAAATGGGCAACATCGGCGCGCATGTGTTTATCGACGGTGGGACAATCGTCAGCAGTCCCATCGCTGCCGAGATCGGCCTTTTCCAATACTTCGTCAACGTGGTCGAGGAAGACGGCTGCGAGATCGGCATGTGGAGCGGTTCGTCATACCAGCAAGCCATCATTGAAGCTGAGATCATCGCCGAAGAGTGGGGCGAGTTGCCTGTGCATGATCGTATCGGCCGAACTGGTCCGCTCCAATGATCGACTTCGGCAAGGTCAACGCCGCGGCACTGAGTTCGCTGCCATCGCTGCTCGATCGCTGGTTGCCCGGTGGTCGTCGAGAGGGGCGTGAGTACGTCGCCCGCAACCCGCGCCGTACTGACCGCACGCCGGGAAGTTTTCGCATCAACATCAGCACAGGCCGATGGGCCGACTTCGCCACGGGTGACACCGGCGGCGACCCGGTAAGCCTCGCGGCCTTTCTCTTCGATCTATCGCAGCTCGAGGCCGCGCGCCGGGTAGCTGCAATGCTTGGAATACGTGAAGGATGAACATGATCAGTGTGGATGAGGCGTTCGCGCCCTTAGACGGTGACATCGCTCCAGCACCGGCAGTTGATGACGAATGGCGTCCGCTGCTGCCAATCCCTGCCGGCGCTCCGAAACTCACCAATGCGTTCATCAATCGGTTTTGCCCAGCGGGCTATACGTTCGCGGAAGGCTGGCGCTACAACGATGCCGCCGGGCAACTGATGCTTTGTGTGGTCCGGTACAATCGGCCGGCGAATGGCAAGCCCGCAGATAAGCAGATCAAGCCCTTCGTGTTCTGCGAGGGGCCGAACGATCGTAAGGAATGGCGCTGCCGAAACATCTCAGATCAGCGTCCGCTCTATGGCCTGGACCGGCTGGCTGCCCGACCGTCTGCGCGCGTGATGGTAGTTGAGGGCGAGAAGGCTGCCGACGCGGCGGCGAAGCGCTTCGATAGCTACGTGGTGGTTACATCGCCCAGCGGCTCCCATGCCGCGCGCAAGGCCGACTGGTCCGCCCTGGCCGGGCGGCATGTCGTGCTCTGGCCCGACGCCGACGAACCGGGATCGAAATATGCGGAGACGGTGGCCGGACTGTTGAAAGGCATCGCCGCGTCGATCCACATGGTCACCACGCCGCCATCAATGCCGCAGGGGTGGGATCTAGCTGACGACGTGCCGCCCGGCATGAACGACAACGATATCAGCCGCCTTCTCGCGGTCGCTCGGCCGGTGACCGCCGGCGGTTGGCCTGCCGTGACGCCGATCACCTCGACGCTGCCGGCGGTCGAGCCGTTCATTCCCGAACTGTTGCCCGAGGCCATCCGCGACTACGTGATGGACGTTGCCGATCGCCAGCAAGCGCCGCCGGACTTCGCGGCCGTGACCGCGCTGTGCGGAATTGCAGCGACAATCGGTAACCGGGTTCGCATCCGGCCAAAGCAAAACGACGATTGGGAGGTCGTGCCGAACCTTTGGGGTGCGATCATCGGCCGACCCAGCGCGATGAAGTCTCCGGCGATGCAGGCCGCGCTCGGCCCGATCTACGCCATCACCGACGACCTGCGCGAAAAGTGGGAAGAGGAAATTAAGACCGCGCAGATCGATGACGCGCTTTCGGGCCTCGACGCCAAGGATGCGAAAAAGAAGGCCGAGAAGGCGCTGAAGAACGGTGACCGTGACGCCGCCCGCGAACTCCTAGAAGGCCTTGCCGGTGGCGACGATGATGAACCGCCATGCCCTCGCATCGTGGTGAACGATGCCTCGGTCGAGAAGCTGGGCGAACTGCTGAACGAGAACCCGCGCGGCATTCTGCTAATCCGGGACGAGTTGCCCGGCTTCCTCGCCCGCATGGAAAGCGAAGAGCATCAAAGCGAGCGAGCGTTCTATCTTGAGGCGTTCAATGGTGACGGCCGCTTCACGTATGACCGCATCGGGCGCGGCACCGTGCATATCGAGCATTGCACCGTCAGCATCATCGGTGGTGTGCAGCCGTCCCGCATCGCCCCGATCGTCCGCGGTGCCATGTCCGGCGCCAGCAATGACGGATTGATCCAGCGGTTGCAGATGGTGGTGTGGCCGGACGATATCGGATCATGGCGCTGGGTTGACCGAGCACCGAACACGCTGGCACGGCTCGCCTACGACAAGGTTTTCCGCGACCTGTACGACCTGCCGATGGGCGACACCGAGCGGCCGACCGTGCTGCGCTTCTCGCCGGAGAGCCAGGAGTTGTTCCAGCAATGGATGACGGAAATCCAGTCTGAAGCTCGGTCAGGGTCTCTGCCGTCCACACTGGAAAGCCATATCTTGAAGATGCCGAAAACGGTGGCATCGCTGGCGCTGTTGTTCGAACTGATCGACGGCGGGCGGTTCGACGTGAACGAGACAGCAATGCGCCGGGCGTTGGGCTGGGCCGACTATCTCCGCAGCCATGCCAACCGGCTCTATTCGTCCGGCGAGACGATGGCGGAGGATGGCGCTAGGCTGATCATTGAGCGGCGGAACCAGTTGTCGGATTCATTCACCGCCCGCGACGTTCACAAGAAGGGCTGGGCAGGCCTGAGCGATCGCGAGACCGTCACGGCATCGATCGAGATGCTGATCGCCACCAGCCACTGCCGAGAGGTCCAGGGCAAGCCGGTGGCGGCCGGTGGCCGTCCTACAATCACATATTGCTGGAACCCCGCACTTCAGGCCGGAGGGTGATACGATGGGCCGATGGCTGGCTGCTCTCCGAACCGATGAAAAAAATTAGAAAACGCTACCGACCCGAACCCCCAAAACCCCCAAAACCCCCATCAAGAGGGTTTTGGGGGTTTTGGGGGTAGCCCTTCCGAGGATATCCAGAAATTCACGCTGGAGGCGGATGAGGGTTTTGGGGGTTTTGGGGGTTCGCTGTCTGGGCGTTTCCAGAATTTTTATTTGCTCGATGACCGCGCCGGCTGGGATGATGAAGACTGGCAGGCGGCCTACGAGGAGCGCGCGGCCGTCCTTGAGTTCGATGGGTGTCTATCTCGCGAGGAAGCAGAGCGCCTAGCTCGTCTTGAAATTGAGGACCAGCGAAAGCGGTGGGTTCAGTGAAAATGGTCATCATCAGCAAACACTAGAAACCCCGGGCCATCCCGCGCACTTCTATGTAGCCAAGAACGGACGTTTATCCTTTCAATCTCAACATGTTCCACCATTCTGCGGCCTGTGCGGAATGGGAAAGATGTTTGATCGATTGAAATCGGCCTTCGGCTTTGAGGCAAAAACCCTCGCCGATCCTAGTCCAGAACTTCTCAGCTTGTTTGGCGGTACGCTGCCCGGGCTGATTCCGCGTGCGCAGGCTATCGACGTTCCAGTGGTCAACACCGCCATCCGCGCCATCAGCGAAGCCGCTGCCACTCTCAACATCAAGGTGGTCCGCATCGGCGACGACGGCACCGAAACGGACGATCCGCAGCACCCGGTGGCGAAGCTGCTCAATGATCACGTCAACGATTGGACCAGCACCTTCGAAATGGTGCGCGATCTCGTTGTGCAGGCACTTACCTATGACGCCGGCGGCATCGCATGGATCAATCGCGTCGATGGCAAGCCGCACGAAATCATCATGTACCAGCCCGGCGTCATCTCGGTCGTGTATGCCAACACGGGCGAGCCGTCCTACAAGATCGGTGACAAGCCGCTCGACGCCGCCGATATCATCCACCTCCGGTCAGCCTTTAACCGCTCGCCGCTTACGATGGCGATGAAGGCCATCTCGGTCGCCTGGCACCTTGAAAGCCACGCACATAATCTCTTCAAGAAGGGCGCGCGCCCCGGTGGCGTGATCAAGTTCAAGAAAACGATGGGCGATGAGGGCCTGAAGAAGATGAAGGCCGGCTGGCGTGCCGCCTTCTCTGGTTCGGACAACGCGGGCGAAACGGCGGTCCTTTGGGATGACGCCGATTTTCAGCAGTTGACCCTCAACTCGACGGATAGCCAGTTCCTCGAGAACCGCAAATTTCAGATCATCGAAATCTGCCGCGCGTTCCGCCTGCCTCCGGGCATGGCGTATGAACTCGATCGGGTGACCTACAACAACGGCGAGCAGCAGGGGCAAGAGTTCCTGAGCTACAGCCTCGAACCGTGGTTGCACGCTCTTGAGACCTGTCTGCGCCGCGCGCTGTTCTCTGCCGATGATCGGTCGTCCTACCGGATCGTATTCGATCGCGACGACCTGACCCGTGCCAGCCTGACCGAGCGTGCCACGGCCATCAACAGCCTGATCGCCTCCGAGACGATCAATCCGAACACCGGGCGCGATTGGCTCGGTCTTCAGCCGTATGTCGGCGGCGAGAAGTACGGCAACCGCAACATCAACGTGACGGCACCGGACAAGGCCGCCAAGCCGGCCAACGATGTGCCGCCCAAGCCGGACGAGCGAGCAGCCGCATGAATACCCGGATCGAGTTCAAAGCAAAGCTGGCGATTGAGGACTCCGGCGTGATCACCGCGCTCGCGTGGCCGTTCGCCAAGCCCGATCGTATCGGCGACATGATCGAGAAGGGCGCGTTTGCAAAAGCGACAATGCCGATTCCGATGCTGTTCGGACACGACTTCAACGATCCGGTTGGCGCATGGGATACGGCCGTCGAAAAAGCTGACGGCCTTCACCTGTCCGGCAAGATGCTGGTCGATGATCTTCCCCGCGCGCGGGAAGTTCGCGCTCTTGTGCGAGCCGGGGCTGTCCCGGGAATTTCGATCGGCTTCATCACACAGAAGTCCAAGCCGCGTTCGGGCGGTGGACGAACCATTTCTCAACTGGAATTGCTTGAGGCGTCCCTCGTGACGATCCCCATGCATCCCGGCGCGCGCATCACCAGCGCCAAGTCGGCAATTCAGGCCATCACCATTGCCGAGGCCATTCACCGCGCGACGGCCGCGCTTATCATAGGAAGCAAGACATGAAGCACGTTTCCAAGAAGGCGCTGCTTGGCAGCGTAGCGATCACTCGCAAAGGCGACGACGAGGATCCCGCATCGATCGTTACCAAGGCGCTCGGCGATTTCTCGACGGAGTTCGAAAAGAAGTTCGACGATCGGTTCAAGGCGATCGAAGGCAAGGCGGCCGTCACTGATCCGGAATTGATCAAGCGCTTAGACAAGATCGAAGCCAAGGCCAACCGCCCAGGCACCGGCGACGACGGCACCAAGAAGGAAAAGGATGCCGTCGAGGTCAAGGCTTGGGTGACGTATCTGCGCAAGGGCGTGCAGGCAGACGACGTGACGCTGAAGAGGCTGACCGTCGCCGACGACACCGCGGCCGGTTACCTCGCTCCGGCGGATGTCTCCAACGAGATGATCCGCAACATCACCGAGTTCAGCCCGATCCGGCAGTTCGCGACGGTGCGCAACAGCATGGCGCCGTCGGTGAAATACCCGACTCGCACCGGCATCACCAATGCGCAGTGGGAAGACGAGATCGAGGAATCGGAAGAAAGCGAACCGACGTTCGGTCAGACTGAGATCGTATCGCGCCGTCTCACGACCTACGTTGACCTGAGCAATTCGTTGCTGATGGGCAGCGATGGTGCGGCGGCGGCCGAAGTCAACCAGGCGCTCAGCGAGGACTTTGCTCAAAAGGAATCGCGGGCGTTCGTCAGCGGCGATGGTGTCAAGCAGCCGATGGGCCTGCTGACCGACCCGCGCGTGCCATATTTCGCGAACGGCAGCACCACGGCATTGAGCACGGATAGCCTGATCGGCCTGATGTACTCGTTGCCGGCGTTCTATCGCAACCGCGGCGTCTGGGTGTTGAATGGTGGTTCGCTCGCCACCATCCGCAAGCTGAAGGATGGTCAGGGCAATTACCTCTGGCAGCCGTCTTTCCAGGCTGGTCAGCCTGAGACCGTGCTGGGCCGTCCGGTAGCGGAAGCCGTCGATATGCCCGATGTCGCCGCGCAGTCGTTCCCGGTGCTGTTCGGCGATCTCGCCACCGCCTATCGCATCGTCGATCGGCAGCAGCTCGGCACGCTGACCGATCCCTACACGCAGGCCAAGCGGGCCATCACCCGCATTCACGGCACGCGCTGGGTTGGCGCTGGCGTGGTCCAGCCTGCCGCCGTCAAGAAACTGAAGATGGCAACTTCCTGATCAATCAGGGTCCGCACGCAAATGCGGACCCTTCGCCATTCCATCAATCGAACAAAGGAACATTTCAATGCGAGACCTCGCAAGCAACCTGAAGGTGGTCCAGGCAATCGGCCCGATCGCCTTGGCCGCAGATAGCACGCTGCTGCCGATCGACCTCCTTGGCTACAACTCCGCCATGTTCGCGATCGGTGTCGGCATCGGCGGCATCACCTTCACCGGGACGAACAAGATCGAGTTCGTGATGACGCACAGTGACGACGGCACGACATTCGTTCCTGTCACTGACGACGATATTCAGGGCGCGAGCGGTACGACGAACGGTATCGTCAAATCGCTGATCACTGCCCATGCCGCGGCTGATGTATCCAAGGTCGGATATGTCGGCGGCAAGCGCTGGGTCCAGTTGCTCGCCTACTTCAGCGGCACGCACGGCACCGGCACGCCGATCTCGGTGGTGGCTGTTCTGGGTAGCCCATCTGTCGCCCCAGTAGCGTAAGGGCCTCGCAACATGCCGATGCGCGCACCCAGCATCCGAAGCTGTTGCGGGCGTCGGCTGCCTACAGGAACAGCATGCCCCTGCCAAGCCAAGCGCATGGCAGAGCGCAAGGCCAAGCACGATGCATCAAGGCCATCAGCATCGGCGCGTGGGTACGATGGCAAGTGGCGCACCGAGAGCAAGGCGTTCATCGCTGCGCATCCACGGTGCACACGCATCATCGACGGCAAGCAATGCACCAGGCCTACCGCCTTGGTGCATCATATCATCAGGCATGGTGGTGACATGAAGCTGTTCTGGTCCCGATCCAATTGGGCACCACGATGCACGCAGTGTCACAGCGGTGCAGAGCAATCGAATGAAGCCCGGCAAGCCGGGGGGTGGTCGCCGTCTTCAAGCAATCGCTAGGGACCGGCGTCACTCCAGTCGCGCAAGAGATGTCCGAATTGGAGTTTTTTTCATGGCAGTCGTTACGCTGGAACAAGTTAAGGCGCAGCTTAATCAAACCCTCGGTGTCGATGACGTTCTGATCGGCAGCAAGATCAGCGCCGCGCAGGATCACATTGAGCGGTTGCTCGGCTTCAAGCTCGACGAGACCACCTATCCCGACACGGCCGATGACGATTTCCCTGAGACCGTCCCGGCGGCTTTGCGGGAGAGTGTCTGTCAGCTTGCGGCGCACTGGTACGAGAACCGCGAGGCCGTTCTGGTCGGCGTGAACGGCCAAGCCCTCCCGATCGGCATCGCCGATATCGTGAACGAATACCGCAATTGGAGCTGGGCATGAAGGCCGGGCAGCTCGATCGCGTCATTGTCGTCCAACGCTACACGGTGGTGGGTGACGACGGCTATGGAAACCAGATTGAAGAATGGGCCGACCTGGTGACGTTACGCGCGCAATTGATCCAGGCCGGCACTGAAGAATACATCCGAGACTACGGCCAGAGCGATGAAACGGTCATCGTATTCCGAACGTGGTTCGTCGACGGCATGACGACAGATGACCGCGTTGTCTACAACGGGCTGATCCACGATATCAAAGAGATGAAGGAGATCGGCCGGCGGAACGGTTTGGAGTTTCGCACGAAATCTCTCGGGCAGACGGTCTGATGCGCGGGACCAAGCCGACGCTGGTCGTCGATAACGGCGCGGTGCTTCGCGATATCAAAGCGCCGTCGTGGATGTCGAAGGACGCGAAAACCGAATGGCGACGGGTGTTCCCGATCGTCCGTAAACGGCGGATCCTCACGACTGCCGATCTCGGTTCGCTTGAAAACTACTGCATTGCATTGGGCACCGTTCGCGAGATGGAGCGCGTGCTGCAGAAAGAGGGCCACGTCTTCACCGGCGAGTCTGGTCCGAAAAGGCATCCGGCAGTTGCCATTCAATCCGACGCGATGTCGCGCGCTCTGCGCTTGGCATCCGAACTCGGTCTCACGCCAGTCAGCCGTTCAAGGCCTGCGGTGCGGAAGGAAGATGATGACGATGAACCCTCTCCACTGGATTACTGACGACAGTCCCATCGATGATCCGATGGGCCGAGGCGAGCGCGCCGTTCAATTTCTGCGGGCGTTGCGTCACCCCAAAAGCGGCGAGCGCAAGCGCATGTTCAAACTCGATCGCTGGCAAGAGCGTATCGTGCGGCGCATCTATGGTCCGCGAAATGAGGACGGAACCCGTATCGTCAAGACGGTTGTGCTTTTGCTCCCTCGCGGCAATCGGAAAACGTCGCTCGCCGGCGCGTTGTCGCTGCTCCACACGATCGGACCGGAGCGAGTGCCCGGTGGCGAAAATATTTTGGCCGCGTCCGACCGAAAGCAGGCGGGCTATGGCTTCCGAGAAGCGGCGGGCATCATCCGAGAGGATAAACGCCTAGTCGCAGCGACCCGGATTTACGATGCACATAATTCGGTGAAGACCATCCACTTCATCCGGGATGGCTCTTTCCTCGAGGCGATCAGTGGCGACGCCGGCACACAGCACGGCCGCACGCCAGCATTCGTGTTCGCCGACGAGCTCCATATCTGGAAAAATGCCGAGCTTTGGAAGGCTCTGAAGTCGGCGATGATCAAGACCGTCGGCTCTCTGCTGGTTGTCGCCACGACAAGCGGGCGCGGGCAGGAAAATCTCGCCTTCGAAATTGTTGATCGGGCGCGAAAGGTGCAGTCAGGCGAGATCGATGATCCCACCATGCTGCCGATCCTGTTCGAAACTCCGGCCGCTGCCGACTGGAAAGACGAATCGCTTTGGTACGCGGCGAACCCAGGCTTGGCGCTGGGATATCAAGATATCGAAGGCTTGCGCCAGTTGGCGCGGGAAGGCGAAACGAGCATCACTGCTCGCGAGACGTTCCGGCAATATAATCTGAACGTCTGGCTCGACCACTCGACTGACCCTTTCATCGATATGCCGATCTACGACCGTGGCGGCGGCGTATTGCCGGACGGCCTCGATGGACTGCCGGCTTGGATCGGTGTCGATATGTCAACCACGACCGATTTGACGGCGGTGGTCGCGTGCGTCCGTCGGGAAGACGACTTCGTTCTAATTCCCCATTTCTTTTGCCCTGGTGACAATCTACGGGCGCGCGCCGATCGCGATGGCGTGCCGTATCCTGCCTGGGCAGAGCAGGGCTTCCTCACGCCGACGCCCGGCAACGTCATCGACTACTCGGCGGTCGAGGCTTGCATTCGCGGATTGAATGAACGCTTCGACGTGCGGGAAATCGGCTTTGATCCCGCCTATGCGCAAGCCGTTATGGGTCCGCTGACCGACGACGGCCTGCCGACCGCGACCATCCGCCAAGGCTGGGTGACCCAATCGCCGGCGCTGAACGAATTGGAGCGCGTCATTCTCGCCGGCAAGCTCTATCACGGCGGCCACCCGGTGCTGCGCTGGTGCTTCGACAACGTCGCTATCCACACGGACAGCGCCGGCAACCGCACCATGCACAAAGGAAAGTCGCGAGATCGTATCGACGGCGCGGTCGCGACATGGATGGCGGTGTCGCGCGCGGCCGCGTCTGAAACCCGATCATTCTACGATTCGGACGCATTCACAGAAGACATGGCGAGTTTTTGAAGCAGCACACCAAAACGAAGGAAATATGCAATGACCAAAGAACATAGCATCTCGATCACTGGGCTTTCTCAGGTGCGCCGGTTGAAGCCCGGCGCCACTGGCAATATTCCGATCGCTTATTTCGACTGCACCGTGAACGGCATCGAGTTGATCGGCTGTGTGCTGGTGCGGACGGAGCGCCGCGGCATTGCGGTGTGGCCTCCAAAGATCCCGTCATCCGAGGATATCCGACGCGGCGTCGGATTCTCCGACAGTTCGCTACGCGCTGCCATCCAGAAGGCCGCTCGCGATGTTTATCGCAATATGGGCGGGCAACATGCCGAGTGGGAGCCACGCGAGGAAGATGGCGCGGCAGCGGCAACGCCGGAGGTCAGCGAGGCCGCACCAGGCGAGGATTCCGAAGGGTTACGGCGCTTCGTCACTGCCTAACAGGCTGCTTCCTATATGCTTCCTGTGAGGTTTTCGGGCTGAAGGGGAAATGCAACAAACCCCTTGTTTTGCTGGCGCACCCGACACGATTCGAACGTGTGACCTTTGCCTTCGGAGGGCAACGCTCTATCCAGCTGAGCTACGGGTGCAATGGCTCCTGATTAGCCGATCGGCTGGGCTGCGGCAACGGTTGGAGGGGCTTGCAGTCGGTGAAATGCACGGACCGGAGGTGCTGATATGCAAATGGCGCCGGGAAGCGCCATTTGCGGGGTGCGGGCGATGGACGAGCGGCGTTCAGTCGATGGTCTGGATGACGCTCGAAATCGGGCGGGCGTTGCTGGTTTTCACCGGCTGCAGCTCGGCCTGGATGGCGGCGTCGTAGTCCGGCAGCGTGGTCAGGGCGTCCTTGGCGCGGATGAACACGACCTTGTAGCCGCCGGCCTT